GGTTTATCGAATGTAATATAAACACCGCCTGATAGATTAGCCAATGGAATTACCTTTTTATTCAGTTAATACCCACTATTTATAATTTTTACATATAGTGTAAATAAGTTCCTACAATGTATTTGTCATTAGAAACTGCTGGTTGGGCCTGGTGTGGGTGTGTCCAGAATGGTGGAAATACTGCAAGTCTGCCTTGAACTGGCTTAATGCTTGTATTATAATCTGGAAATACTGTCTCTCCACCTTCTTCTACTGTATTCAAGTAAAAGAAACATACCAAGAATCTTCTAGCAGAAGCATAATCACCAACATCTGCATGATATTTGAAATCATCCTCAGTTCCAGCAAAATACTTCTTCATTCGCACTTCTTCATTATGACATTGTGTAGGGAAAAAGGCAATATTATTATG